TGAGGATAAAGAGTACCAGGATATCAAGCGAAGCATTGAAAAATTCGGGTACGTAGATCCCATCATCATAAATTCAGACGGAACTGTGATCGGAGGTCATCAGAGAATTAACGTTCTCATGGACTTGGGGTATGACGAAGCAGATGTCGTAATTGTCGATCTTGACAAGGACAACGAGAAAGCACTGAACATCGCCCTGAATAAGATAACCGGAGAATGGGACGAAATTAAACTGAAGAACCTGTTACTGGAGCTCGATCTAAATGAATACGACCTTCGGAATACCGGTTTTTCTGCGGGAGAGATTGAAGATCTATGCGTCCGGCTGGAAAAAGAAGTAGAAGCTGAAGACGATAACTTCGATTTAGAGGAAGAACTCGAAAAAATCGAAGATCCAGTCACCCAGCGCGGGGATGTGTGGATTCTCGGAAATCACCGGCTTATGTGCGGAGACAGCACGAGTTCAAAAGACGTGGCCATATTACTGGCCGGAAATGAAGCAGACCTGGCAATCACGGATCCTCCATACAACGTCAACTACAAAGACGGATCTATCGAAAACGACAACATGGATGATGTATCCTTTGAAATCTTCCTTCAGAATGCATTCCTGACAATGTTCGAGAACATGAAACCGGGAGCTGCAGCTTACATATTCCATGCAGATAGCGAAGGCTTGGCATTCCGGCGTGCATTCAGAAATGCCGGATTCAAACTGGCTGAGTGTCTGATATGGGAAAAGAATTCTTTCGTGCTTGGTCGCCAGGATTATCAGTGGCGACATGAACCAATCCTCTACGGATGGAAAGAAGGCGCAGCCCATTATTTCATCGATGACCGCACCCAGGACACCGTACTTCTGGAGGAAGAAAGAGATCTGGAGTCTATGAAGAAAGAAGACCTGATCACATACATCGGGCAGCTCGAAGATTTTTTTAAAGACAAGACAACGGTTCTCTATGAGAATAAGCCGGCCAGGAATGATGTTCACCCCACCATGAAGCCTGTGTCGTTACTCGGAAGACTTATGAAAAACTCTTCTAAACCGGGATGGAATGTGTTGGATCTCTTCGGCGGAAGCGGATCCACGTTAATGGCAGCGGAGCAGCTGGGCCGCAATGCTTATTTGATGGAACTCAGCGAAAAATTCTGCGATGTGATCGTAAGACGCTGGGAAGAATACACGGGCGAGAAAGCAATCCGCGAAGCGGATATGAATCTGGAGATTTCCTTGTGATTGAAGATCTCCAAGAGTTACTAAGGGGGGGGATCAGTGTGAGCGAGAACGGTGAAGTGAGAGGTAGCTACTACCGAACGGAAGTAATCGCTCAGCTCTTCGGAGTCAGCGTCCGAAGAATTCAGCAGCTAACTCAAGATAGTGCGCTCAAAACAACTAAGATCATCGAGGACGAAAGAACTGTCCGAAGATATGATCTGGTTCCGACCATTCAGAGCTACATCAAATATTTATCTGATAAGGCCTACGGGAAAGCAGGCCGATCAGAAAAGGAGATGGAACTGCGGGAAAAGAAAATGGAGGCAGACGCAATGCTGAAAGAATCGCAGAGCGAACTGCATCGAATCAAAACAGAGATCGCAGCCGGAAGATACATCTCCATTGAGGAAGTCAAAATGGACTACTCAAAATTTTTTGTTGTGTTTAAAAAATTCGCAATGGCACTCCCATCAAGAATCATCGGAATGATATCCGGAGCGTTAGAGCCGACAGAATCCAGGCGTGTGGAGAAGGAAATCTCAGAAGAGATCAACCGCCTCCTTGGAGCGTTTGTAATTGCCGGAATCGTTGGCCCGGAAGACGCAGAAGAAGAGAAGAAACGTGGAACTAAAAAGAAAAAGGATCCAGATACGAAAGTATAACGTTTCCCAGTACATCAAGGAGGCCATGCGCCAGTTAAAGCCGCCGGAAAATCTGTCTGTTTCAGAATGGGCAGATAAATACCGAATGCTGGATTCGAAGACGTCCGCGATGCCAGGACCGTGGAGGAACGATAAGACTCCATATCTGAAAGACATCATGGATGAGCTGAGAAATTACGAAACAGAAGAAATAGTCTTTTGTAAGTGCACGCAGGTAGGAGGTACGGAAGCGCTCCAGAACATGATCGGATATATTATCCAACAGGATCCATCCCCGACGATGATCGTCTATCCGACTGATAAGCTGGCAGAGAGTATCAGTGAGAACCGCTTGGAACCGATGATCCTGGCGAGCAAGAGCCTGAAAAATCTCTACAACAAAAATGAATCCTCAAAGCTGGAAATGCAATTCGAGGGAATGTATCTGTCGCTGGCCGGAAGTAACTCGCCGTCATCCCTGGCCAGCAAAGCCATCAAGTATCTGATGCTTGATGAGGTCGATAAGTATCCAGGTGCCTCAAAGAAAGAGGCGGATCCGATCTCACTAGCAAGAGAGCGAACCAAGACCTTCCAGAACAGGAAGATCTACATGACTTCAACCCCGACTCTGAAGAGTGGCCATATATGGAAAGCTCTGGAAGGGGCCGACATTGAAAAGCACTACTATGTGCCATGCCCGCACTGCGGAGAGTACATAGAGTTAAAATTCGCGCAGATCAGATTCCCTTCAGGAGAGGACATGAGCAATCAAGACAGGGCTGATATGGCTGTGTACGTCTGCCAGGAATGCGGATGCACGATAACCGATCAGTACAAAGATGAGATGCTGCGCTACGGAGAATGGAGAGCGGTGCGGAAGAGCACGAAGAACAGTAAGAAAGTAGCTTACTGGATCAACACACTCTACAGCCCATTTGTCCGATTTTCTGAGGTCGTGAAAGAATTCCTAGACAGCAAGGATGATCCAGAAAAGCTTCAGAACTTCGTGAACTCCTGGCTCGCAGAACCATGGGAAGATACCAAGCTGAAAACGTCAGCAGAGACTGTTATGGAAAGGCAGACAGAGCTGCCGGAGCTGGTTGTCCCGGACTGGGCGAGATTTCTCACGGGAGGCGTAGACGTGCAGGAAACCTGCCTGTATTGGAGCATCCGCGCGTGGGGTGCTTACATAACAAGTCAGAACATCTGTCACGGGCAGGCGTTATCTTTTCAGGATATCGAGCGGGTCATGAACATTCCGTACCAGAGAAAAGACGGGGAGCAGTTGATTGTTTCTCTGTGCCTGATCGATTCCGGATACGATGCTGACAGCACCTATGATTTTTGCGCGAGTAATTCCGACTGGGCGTTGCCGGTCAAGGGCTCCAGCAACCCGATGCTTTCCCATTTTAAAATGTCCAAGATCAATAAACCAGACAGCAGGGCGCATGGAATGAATTTGGTCCTGGTTGATGGCGATAAGTATAAAGACATGATCGCGGCCAGAATGATGAAAGACAATGGGCGCGGATCATGGATGGTGTACGACGGATGTGACATGGAATATGCAGAACAGGTAACTGCAGAGCATAAAGTCAACGTAAAATCGGGAAACCGAACCGTTCAAAGGTGGGTGCCAAAAAAGAGCCATATCGATAACCATTACCTGGATTCAGAAGTGTACGATATGGCGGCAGCAGATATCCTCGGAGTCAGAACGATCCATCTGGAAGAGGAGACAGCGCAGCAACCACAGCAGAAAGAACCGGAGCAGTATACTCCGGAAGAAACATGGATCAACACAAACGAAAACTGGATCTAAGGAGGTGGACAAGTGGCAGCGGAAGAAGAACAGCAGCTCACAGCATCGCAACTGTTGAGCAAAGTGAATCAGGCGATTGTAAATATTATGGTTGGCGGTCAGTCCTACCAGATCGGGTCACGTAAGCTGTCCAGAGCAGACCTGTCCACGTTGCGGGCCATGAAAAAGGAACTGGAAGCTCAGGTAAACGCAGAGGGAAGCTCAGAACTTCTAGACAATACCTATGTGGCTATGTTCGAGGGGAGGTAAGAAAGATGAGCTGGTTAGATTCCGTTATTTTTTTCTTATCACCTATCCGAGGCGCAAAAAGGGAAGTGTGGAGAAGATATGGAGAAGAGATTCGACACTATGATGCCGGAGATTATGGACGTCTGAATTCCGGATGGTACGCTACAAATTCATCAGGAGAAATGACGGATCGGATGTACCGGGCGACCGTCAGAGCGCGAGCGCGCGATCTTGAACGGAACAGCGACATCATGAACTCTGTAACGGGAGCTTATAAGCGAAACGTGATCGGTTCAGGATTTCAGCTTCAGGCAAATACCGGAGATCAGAAAAAAAATAAAGAGCTGGAAAATTTGTGGAGCAAGTGGTGCAAGGCGCGGAACTGCGATGTGACAGGAACACAGAGCCTGAATCAGATCCTGCGGATGGCAGTTGTCCGGAAGAAAATAGACGGCGGTATCCTGTTTGTGAAGCGGTACACGAAAGAAGGGATCGTACCGTTTCAGCTACAGATGATGGAAGTTGATGAGCTGGACTCTATGATCAGTACACCTGCGAATTCCAAGAATCGGATCGTCGGTGGAATTGAGTATAACCAGTACAACAAGCCGGTAGCCTACTACTTCCGGCAATATGGTATCGATGGATTCAGCATCGGAGAGACCGTAAAGATTCCGGCGAAAGATGTGATCTTCTATTTTTCGAAGAGAAGACCGTCTCAGATCAGAGAAATGAGCGATATGACTCCGACAGTAACGCGGATCCGCGATACAAACGAGTTCATGACTGCAGTGTCAGTCAAGGAACGAATTGCGGCGTGTCTTTCCGTCTTTATTAAAAAGTCACTTCCGCCAATTGGAATCGGAAGAGCGGGCAGCAATGCAGCGAACGCAGGGCAGCACAGCTACGACGGCAAGACTCTGACGCCAGGAATGATCAAGGAACTGAATGCAGGAGATGAAGTTCAGGTTGTTAACCCGACAGGGCAGGCGACAGATGCCACGTCTTACACCAAGCTGCAGCAGAGGCTGATCGGATCAGGACAAGGGCTTTCTTACGAAGCAACATCCCGTGATATGAGTGAGACAAACTATGCGTCTGCACGTCAGGGAATGATCGAAGATGAAATGACATATCAGGAGGAAGAAGAGGCCATCCTGGAGATTATGGATGAGATCTATGAGACATTTGTCATCTCCTGCGTGCTGGCCGGAAATATTTCTTTGAACAATTTCTGGAACAAAAAAGACGATTACATGAACCATGGATGGGTAAAACAGCCTAAGAAGTGGATCGATCCGCTTAAGGAATCATCCGCAACCAAGACTGCACTCAACACTGGCCAGAAGACCTATAAACAGATTGCAGCGGAGGCCGGAAAAGACTGGAGACAGCAGATCGACGACACTGCAGAAGTTATCGAATACGCCAGACAGAAAGGCGTTGATATGGAAGGGGTGATATTTGGTGGAAAAACCAATACACAACCAGACGCCAGCTCCGATGGCAGCAATGCAGAGGGCGATGCCGGCGGAGAAGAAGGCAAAGAAGGAAAAGAATAAGGGATTCCGTGAATTAACAGGAGTCTCTCTCAGAAGCATCGAAGGAGAAGGAAACGAAAGAAAATTTGAACTTTCTTTCTCCAGCGAGGAACCGTATCTGCGATGGTTTGGACAGGAGATTCTAGACCACCACACAGAAGGGGCGGTAGACCTCAGTAGACTGAATTCAATCGGGTGCGTTCTCTTCAACCACGACCGAAACAAAGTGATCGGAAGAATCAATCGCGCCTGGATCGAAGATAAAAAAGGCCACGCGGAAATCGAATTCGATGAAGACGAGGCATCAGAAGTAATCTACCAGAAAGTCAAAGGCGGAACTCTGAAAGGCGTATCCGTAGGCTATATCGTAGAAACCTGGGAGGAAGTAATGGCAAATAAGCAGTCCGAGGATGGCTTCGCCGGCCCATGCTCCATAGCAAGGAAGTGGGCGCCTTATGAGGTGAGCATCGTATCTGTGCCGGCCGATCCAACCGTAGGCGTCGGGAGATCTGAAGAAGAACCGGATGCTGAAGGAGACGGAGATGGTCAAACACGAGATGCCAGCATGGACATGTATGAGCGCCAACTTCAAATAAACAAAAATTACATGGAGGTAATGAAACATGACGATTGAGCAGATGATCAACGAACAGCAGATGCTCCTGAATACAGCAAGAACTCAGGGCAGATCGCTGACCGCTGAAGAGCAGGCAAGATTTGACTCTCTTCAGAGAAGCATCGATGCGGCGAGAGCTGCTGTGCCAGGAAACGGTAATGGAGCAGGCAACCCAGAAGGCCATCAGCGCGAAGGGGAGTCCGGCGAAGGCGGAGAAAATGGATCAGAAGATCCGGATGCCGCTGCGCAGAGAGCCATGCAGGCGGAAAGAACCAGAATCCAGAATATCCGCAGTATGTGCCGTGATTTTAATGTGGAGCCGGATCAGTATATCCAGAATGGATCCACAGAGGATCAGGTAAGAGCCGCGATCCTGGAGAGCCTTAGAACTACCGGAGCGCCGGTGAACACAGGTGTGAGAGTTACAGAAACGGCAGAGGACAAGTACAGAGCGGCGGCAGCAGACGCACTCATCCTCAGAAGTGGCATTCAGCTGGATAACCCGGCGGAAGGAGCAAGAGACCTGGTAGGCATGTCCCTCAGAGATATGGCTATCGAATGCTTAAATCAGGATGGTCAGTCAACTCCAGGGCTGAACAGAAGATCGAATGAAGACATCTTCAATATGGTAATGCAGCGAGGATTCTACAATCCAACCGCAGCGTTTCCGTCTATCCTGGATCAGACGATCGAAAAGGCATACAAGGAAGGCCACAGAAAAGCCGCTGTAACTTTTGATAAGTTTACGAAAAAAGGAAGCCTGAAAGATTTTAAGACACACGACAATTACTATATCGCTGGGCCGGTTGGTGAATTCAAAGAGGTTCCGGAAAACGGAGAACTGAAACATGATGTGTTTGGAGATGCCAAATTACCAACCAGAAAGCTGAAGACCTACGGCCGTCAGTTCACATTGAGCCGACAGGCATTCATTAATGATGATATCGGTCTGGTGACGAGCATTCCGGCGAGATATGCAGCGTCCGCCAGAAAGACCATCAACGGTCAGGTGTTCGACATTCTTCTTACCAACCCGGTAATTTATGATGGTGTTCCGCTCTTCGGAACAGCTCACAAGAACTTACTTGCATCTGGAACGGGAATTACTCAGGATGCAGTACAGAGCATGATCATGGCGCTTTCCAACCAGAAGGATCAGTTTGATCAGTCCATCATTATTAGACCTGCGAAAATCGTCTGCGCGGCGGGTATGGAATTCGAAATTTACACGCTTTTCAACAGCCCGACTATTAACACAACAGACAACACGCAGGCAGTAAATCCGCTGTTTCAGTACAGAGAAAGTCTCGAAATCATTCCGGACCCGACAATCAACGCAAAATGCGGCGGTCTTGGAAATGTTATGCCGTGGTTTCTGTTTGGAGACGCATCTGATACCGACGGAATCGAGATCGATTATCTGAATGGTCAGGAAATTCCTACAATCAGAAGAATGGAATCCGCCGGACAGCTTGGTTTTGTGTGGGATATCTATCTCGACTGGGGCATCTCTGTGATGGACTATCGTGGAATTGTTAAGAACCCTGGAAAAGAAGTAAACACCAAATTAGCACTTGCATAAAGGAGGCGTGAAAGATGAGTAAAGCAGAGTACTGGCAGCGAGGAGAAACCCTCGATTTTGTCAACGCCACGGAAACAAAGATCGAAGCCAATTCTATCATTGTTCTCGGCCAGAGAATCGCAGTGGCCGGAACTGAGATCGCACCTAAAGGAAAAGGAAGTGTACATGTTGTCGGTATCTTCAGATTCCCGAAAGCTAAGTCGACGGCGATCACAATCGGCGCGGTAGTGTACTGGGACAAAGCAAACGACTGTATCACTACAACAGCATCATCCAATATTCCGGCTGGATATGCCATCGAAGCAGCGGGAGAGAACGATGCCACCGTTCTGGTGAAAATCAATGCCTGAAATTCCGGTACTGATTGCAAAAAGACCGATTCTCCATCTGGCGAAACTGTATCGCGCAGGAGATAAGCTTCCGACTTCCGATCCAGTCATGCTTCAGGCGTGGCTGGATGCAGGATCTGCAGAGTGGCAGAAGGATCCTGAAGAAGCAGAAGAACTTCCAGCAGATGATCAGGAAGCACCTGCGGAGGAGCAACCGGAAAATCCAGAGATTATCGTAACGGAAGAAAAAGCCGATCTGCAGACTGCGGAACCAGGACTGTCGGGAGACTCCGGATCCGGAGAGCCAGATGAGCTGGTGGGTAAAATCCCGAAAACGCCGGAACGAAGAAGCAGAAAAGGAGCAAAATAATGGGCTTCAAAGATCTGATCGAGGAAGACATCAAAAATGTGTTTATGAATCCGGAAGAATTCGCCGACCTTCATGTGCTGAACGGCGTAGAAGTTCCGGTTCAGATCGATAACAATGAGCAGATCGAAAGAGAAAAGAGATTCAATCAGAACATGGATGGTATCTATGTGAATCAGAAGCTGATCTACGTGGCCGCTGCTGATTACAAGAAAGCGCCGGGACGGGCTGGCCTGCCAAAGCAGGGGACAACAATCAACCTGGACGGAAAAATTTATCGCGTGGCAGATGCTATCGATGAAATGGGAATCTATTCGATCACACTGGAGGCGAATCGCGCATGATCACAGTAGAAGTTGACAAATCCGACCTCAAGAGGGTCTACAACGCTCTCGGGAAAATTGGAAACGATGCACCAAAAGTCATCTGCAGGGGAATCAACAAGACAGCAAGCAGCTCAAAGACACAACTATCAGATAGAGCCAGAGCCGTCTATACTGTCAAGTCCGGAAAATTCAAGGGAAATATGAACATTCATAAGGCAACTTATAGCCGGTTGGAAGCCGAAGTGCAGGCCAAGGGAAAACCTCTCAGCATCACATCCTTCAAGACCACCGCACCTAAAAGCGGAGCAAAAGCAAACATTGTAAAAGGGAATGGACTGAAGGCATTGAACATGGGCGGCATCAAAGCATTCAAAGGAGAGGAAAAGCTGAATGGACAGATCTACCAGAGAAGAAGCAAAGCCAGGTTTCCACTCAAGAAATTGAGCTCGAACTCGGTGCCGGTCATGATCGGAAATGAGAAGGTGTATGACAAGCTGGAACCCAAAATCAAACAGATGCTCTACAAGAACATCGAGGCTCAGATCAAATTTTTGGTGGGGTAGGAAAGCATGACGAAAAAAGAATTTCTTGACGACTTCGCGGAAGACTTAAAAGTTGTTCTGCAGGATGTATACACGAAGAACACCATAGGCGAAGAAGTCGGCGTGACTGTGTACAAGAACCGCCTGCCGGTTGTTACTGAAGATGAGGAAGACGAATCACAGTATTTCCCGTATGCAATAGCCAGGCTTTCCGATGCCTCGACCGATGAAGAGAAGCCATGGCAGCAGAGAGTTTATGTTCTTCTGGGAGTTTATGACGATGACCTGAAAGGCGGCGGCTATTTACACATTCTGACGATGATGGAAAGAATCACGAATAGATATCTGCAGGAGCCGTTGCTGAATCATAAGTACCGCGCAGAGCCCAAAATGAGCACAGACATTCAGGATGAGGATACTTATCCATATTACTTCGGAGCAGTTGAAATGACATTCAATATTCCGAAGCTGGAAAGGAGAGATGAATTCTCATGAGTAATTCAGAAGCAGTTGAAACCACTGCAAAGAAGGCAGCCAAGCCTAAAGTTCAGGCTGTAGAAAAAGAATCAGCCACCAAGGAGCCGATGATGTACGTCGGTCCGACGATTCCAGGCGTGGCGGTCCAGAACACCGTTTATACGGAAAAGCCGGAAGCGCTGGAAGAGGCACAGAAAGAATGCCCGGAGATCGGGAATTTATATCTGCCAATCATGAAATACGCGATGGCAGAACAGATGATCCGGAAGAAAACCGGATACATCTATACAGCGTTCAATAAAGCGCTGGAGTATAAAGAAACAAGAAAAGAAGGAGGAACTATCTAATGAGCAAGCATGGAGTTTTCGTCCACGAAGAGAGCACAGCCCTCTCAGCGCCAATCACAGGCAACTGCTCCGTTCAGGTGGTCATCGGTACTGCACCAGTCAACATGGCCGCTGATCCGGCCGCAGTCGTGAATAAGCCGATTCTCGCAAACTCTGCGCAGGAGGCAATGGCAACGCTTGGTTACAGTACAGATTTTGCAGATTATACCCTCTGCCAGACCATGTACGCAACAGCCAACATCTACCAGATCTCTCCGGTCGTTTACATTAACGTCCTGGACCCGAAGAAACATAAGAAAACCCTCGCTGAGACTACTTATCAGGTAAATCAGATGCAGGCGGTTGTAAACAAACCGGGAGTACTTATGGATGGTCTTACTGTCAAAGGAGCAACAGGCTCTGCAGCATTGGTGGCAGGAAAAGACTATGTGGCAGAATTTGACAGCACGACAGGATATCTGATCATCACTCTCCTGGCAACAGGAACAGGAAAGTCAGAGACAAGCCTGAAGATTTCCGGAAACGTCCTGGATCCGAGTATGGTAACCAAGACAGAGATTATCGGAGCATACGATCCGAGTACCGGTTCAGAAACCGGCGCGCAGCTGATCCGAAGAATCTATCCGGATCTTGGCGTTGTCCCTGGGCTGATTCTTGCACCGGGTTGGTCTCAGATTCCGGAAGTAGGCGTCACGCTGGCAGCCAAGGCAGAAAACATCAACGGTGTATTTAAGGCAATGGCGCTTCTCGATCTGGATACAGCTAAGGCAACTAAGTACACTGACTGCAAAAAGATCAAAGAGGACAGTGGATACACATCCGCACACTGTATGGTTCTCTGGCCGTCTGATAAGATCGGAGAACTTGTCCTGGCGAAATCTGCAGTAGTAGCCGCCATGATCGCATATCAGGATACCGAGAACGATGATGTCCCGAATCTTTCGCCTTCCAACAAGCTGCTCGGGGTAACCGGCCAGTGCCTGGCGGACGGAACAGAAATTTTTGTTGATCAGGATCAGGCATCCACGGTCAATACATACGGAGTCGTCACGGCCACGAATGTAAACGGCTGGAGATGCTGGGGCAATTACACCGGCGCCTTCCCGGGAAGCAATGATGCAAAGGATATCTGGATCCCGGTACGCCGCATGTTTGACTGGCAGGCGAACACCTTCATTCAGACTTACTTCGACA